ATAAGATTTTATAAAATTTGAAAAGTGCTAAAAATCGTAAGTTTTAAAAGCTAAAAACTTAATAAAGTTTTATAAATATCTATAAAATATAAAAATTACAACAGACAAAAAACAGACAAAGTTAAAAGAGATTCAGTTAAGAATCTCTTATTTTTTTACAAGTTATTCAGTTTATCCAAAACTTCTAATTTCTTTTCTTTCATGACATGTGTATAGATATCCATGGTAGTCGCAATGTCCCCATGCCCTAGCAGGACTTGAACTGTTTTAATTGGGATATCCATCTCAAATAGTCTAGTAGCATAACTATGCCTTATCGAGTGAAAACTCCTATGTGGAATATTAAGTTTTTTACATATAGAAGCTATCCTTCTCTGAGGCTTTTTTGGTTCAATAGGTTTTCCTAAATTAGAAAAAATCAGTTGGCCTTGGCGCGGGATATCTTTTAGCAGCTCCTGGACCTTATCTGGTAAGGGAATTTCTCTAGCACTATTTTTTGTTTTCAACTCTTTAAATGTATAAGTTAATTTTCTATCATCTACCTTATCCACATCTACATTTCTTCTGTACTGTCTAGTAATCTTAACCATGTTATCCTTAATATCGCTCCATTGTAACCCTAAAACTTCTCCAAGCCTTAGTCCTGTGTAAAATGTAAAGTAAATTAAGCAGTCAACAATATCTCTTTTATCTAAAGTTTTAAGAACCATTTCCTGCTCTTGCTTAGAGAACACATTTATATTTTCTTTTTTAGTTATTTTATGTAACGTTACACCAGGACAAAAATCTTTCATCATAATTCCTTGTATAATGGCAAACTTTATACATGAATGGATTTGGATATAAGTCTTTTTAATTGTATTAGCTGTAAAGTCTTTTTGTAGTTCATTGAAGTATTGTTGCAAGTCCTTTAAAGTTATTTGATTAGCCTTTTTTCTAGCGATAGAGTAATTCATCAATCTTAATCTATAACTTGCTTCATATTCATAAAAAGTGTTGGGGCTAACTTCTATTTTTTTGAAATTAAAGATCCAGTCTTTAAAGAGTTCTCCAAAACTAATATCAGAATTAGATAGACTGTTAGTCTTAGCTTGGTATTTAGCAGTATTCATTTTATCGAGTACCACAGACTTTTTATAGCTACCAAAACTTTTTCTTATTTGTTTACCATTACTATCCCAACCAACAGTGATATTAGCTTTATAGTAAGTCTTGCCATTTCTTATAACAGTAGAGATAGTACCTTCTCCATTGGCTTTTCTGCCTGCCATACAAAATCACTCTCCTTTCAAATTGCATAAAAAGCAAGAGTGTGCTATAATTTGTGTGGATGAACAAAAAAGAGGACACACTCTTTTTAACCCCCTTAGAGTTACGAACTCGAGAGGGGTATTTTTTTGTTATTTCTTAATTTCCTAATAATTCTCTAATCTTCTTAATAGTCCTTTTTCCAGCAACCCCATCAGCAACAAGTCCATTATCTCTTTGAAACTCTGCTATAGCATTATTTCCAGTATAGCCAAGAGCAGCTAAATTCTTTTTAATTTCTGCTTTAGACATTGCTTTATTATTACTTTTTGCAGATTTTGGAGTTTCGTAAGGGCACACACCATTCGGATGACTATGAGCAGAATAACCATGATGATAGTGATATGTTCCATTTTTTCTATCATAATGCCCTCCATTTGCATCAGTTCTCCCTGGATGTGCAAAAGCTAGTAAACTAACTAAAATAAATAACATAAATATTTTTTTCTTCATAAAAATCTCTCCCTTTTTTTTATTTAAAATTTTTTAATATTAATAGACATTATAACCTTACCATATTCTTTAAATTCTTCTGCTTCATCAACTAATAAATCTTCATATTTATCATTGTAAGAATGAAGTACGATAGTATTTCCATATACTTTTTTTTGTTTAACATAAGATTTATTGTTGAAAGAAAATGCCCCTATTTGACCTGGTTCTATAACAGAGTCTCTTCTAACTATTATAGTAGAACCTGAATCTATTTTATCTTCCATGCTATCCCCTTTTACAATAACTCCAAAACATTCTTGAGGATTTTTTAAACCAGGAATGGCTATCATTTCTATAAACTCTGCTTCCTCTGAACCATATCCAGCAGAGATTGAACTGTATAAAGGTATCATAACAAACTCATCTCCATTAATGACATTGTTCATATCTATATTTGAATCTTCTTGCTTTTTATCTTTTTCTAATCCCATTAGATAAGTAGGAGTGGTCTTTAGAACTTCGGCTAAAGGAATCAATTTATCAATTCCCATATTTTTTACATCATTACTTTCATATCTTGAAATTAAGCTTTCAGATACTCCAAGTTTTTCAGCAACATCTTTTAAAGTTAATCCTAATTCCTTTCTTCTTCTTTTGATAATTTCATTAACTTTCATTAAGACACCTCCTTTTAATTATGAGTAGATTATATAACTTTTTTTGAATTTTTTCAAGTTTTTTTAAAATAAATTAAAAAATTTTTTGAGTTTTTTCAAAAAAAATAGTTGACAATTTTTAGATAGTAAGTTATAATCAAATTAACTTGAGAATACTCAAGAAAGTAAAAAGGAGGTGATAACATGATAAATACACTGAAATTAAAGGCTAAATTAAAAGAAAAGAATTTAACACAAGAGGAAGTCGCTATTAAATTAGGAATGAATCCATCTACTTTTAATAAAAAAATTAATAACGAAATTGGTGAAACATTAACAATCCAAGAAGCTACTAACTTAAAAGAAATTCTTGAAATACCAAGTATAGATATATTAGATATTTTTTTTGCTAAATAACTTGAGAATACTCAAGAAAGTAAAAAGGAGGAGTATGGAAAAAATAACACTGATAGTTTTAATAATAAGTTACAGCATATTAATAGCAATACAGATAAGTATTTCCAAAGAATTAATGGAGATTAAAAAAATTCTCTGGAAGGTAGCTAATGATGAAAGTCTTGAATTCACTTTGGAAAAGACCAAAAAAGATACCAAATAACCAGTAAATTAAGTTGGAAAGCCTTATAAAAATAGAATCTGTTTTTAAACCCAGATATTGAAAAATAGTTCTAGGCAAGAAAATAACTGTATCTATCCAATGAAATGGACTAAAACATCTTTTTATTCTATTTTTATAAACCCCTAAAGCATAGTCAAACATTTTTAGCTCTACTCCAACGAAAATATTTAAAGGAGAAGGGTATGCTTTAAATGTAGAAGCATTAAATTGAGCTAACTGTCCATAACCCATAGGTTGAGTTATAGGAATGAGACTATCTTCTACACCAGCATCTTTAAATAATTAAGGATTTCATCTTTAGTTTCAAAAGCTAATTTATTTGGCTTGTCTGTCATTACTGTTAAAAAATATGAATATATTTTATTAACTCTATAAAAACAATAACAATTTTTTAAAAGGGTATAAAAGAAAATACATAAAAATAAAATAAGGAAATTAGACAACATAACAAACACCTCACAATAATTTTAACTAAATTATATCACAAGTAGAGGATGAAAGAAAAAGGAGAAAAAATGGAAGATCTATATTTTAAAAATAATGAGGCTAGATTAATATTTGGATTGTTAGAGCTTAAAGAAAGACAACAATTAGGCTTTTTAGACATAGACTGGAAACACTTCTGTGATAGAAGCCTAGCGAAAGAATGGTATGAAAAGAATAATACCATTCTGAAAAAAGGTAAACATGAATTAAAGGATAGAGCGTTAGGGATGCTTTATCAAGTATATAAAATGATGATCGCATAAAATTTAAGGGAGGATAAAAATGAAAAAAATAAAAAATACATTTGGAATTTTTGAGCACAAAGCTAGTAGACCGATTGCTTTTAAAGAGCTGTTTGGAATTAACCAACTTAGTGCTTGTGGAAGAGATAGTTCCCTTGAAAGTTATGACTTTGTCGGTACTCTAGATGAAGTTAATAACTATGAAAAAACTTGGTGTTCTCAAGGATCTAATGGCTTTGGATTCTTGGGAGTTGAAACTGTGAAAGGTTTTAAGGGGCAATTTAAGTACTGTGGAAAATAAAGGAGGATATGAAAATGGGAGTACATAGAAATGAATTTTTAAGATTAATAAAGATAATACCATTTCCTGCTACAGCAAAACTAAAAGATGTAGTAGCAATAATGGAAGCATATCAAAAAATGGAGGCTAATAATGAAGATCAATGAAGCTGAAACTTTTGCAAGACCATCTTTTAAAACTGTAATCAAATATAAAACTGTATGGCTAATCTACTCATTAAAGGATATCAAATCTAAGGCAAAATGTTTAATCAATTTAATCTGGAAGTTCTACTGCAAATATGTAGAGCTATATGATTTTGGAGATTTATTTTAAGAGGGAGGCAAAAAAAATGAATTTTGAAATTATGAAAGTTGGAATTTTTAAAGGGTCTAGTTATGTAATTACTCATACAGATGATGGACGTTATAACTGGTACTGTGGTTATGTAGAAGTACCAAAAAATCATATTTACTTTGAGAAATATTATGTTGATTTAGATAATATTGACTGTCATGGTGGATTATCTTATAGCGGATATAGATTCAAAGATTATAAAGATAATACTTACTATATTGGGTTTGATACAAACCATATTCATAGCGAGCCAGCAAATAACTTAACTTTCGTAGAAAACGAATGCTTGAACATAATCGATCAATTAATCAAATTGAATAATTAAAAGGAGGAATTATGGAAGAAAAGATGATGTTGACAATGCCAGAAACTGCTAAATTAACTGGCATAGGATTGCAAAAGTTAAAACAGATTGCTAGAGAATATGCCGATTTTCCTTTTGTAAAGGTTGGTGTAAAGCACTTAGTGATTAAAGATAAGTTGGCAGATTGGTTTATGAAGCACAAGGGAGAAGAGCTATGAAGAAACTAGCATTGGTAATAGCTAGCATATTAGCTGCATATAACAAAAGAAAAACATCTGAACCTGGCGACCAAACCGAATCAGATGTCTCAAGAAAAAATATTTAGGTAACATATTTCACCTAGATTATACATTAAATCTTATGAAAAAACAAGGGAGAAAAATATGATAACAATAAATTTACTTGAATATGTGCAAAATGAGTTAAAAAACAATGGTAGATGCTATGCAGATATAAAAGAAGTATTCCTGTCAGGGAAATATGATATAGGTCCAGAAAAGTTCTATAAGTTTGCAGCAGTAACAAACTATGATCCTACTGCAGAGATATTGGATACAGGCTTATTTATAAAAGGAGACGATTTTATCATAGATGTGAGATTGGCTAGGGGGTATGTTTCGCTTTTAAATTTCATAGACTTGAGAGTTCCAAAGAAAAAAAAGGATATACCTAATTTCTTTTCTCATAGATATGGGGAGTATGTAGGTGATTGATGATGGGAATAAAAGTTAATCAATTTTATGAAAATGTAGACTGTCCTCGTGAGTTTGTTTGTGCATACTGTGGAGTTCATGTTCATGTTACTGATTTTAAAGATAAAAGAGTTAAGTACTGTAGTGCTGTTTGTGAAAAACAGTACTGGAGAGAAAAATCAAAGCAAAATGCGGCTTACAAAAAAAGAAGTCGTGAAAAAGTCCTTGGACTTAGAAATTACAGTGCAAAAGGTATGGCAATTAAGTTATATAAAGAAAAGAAAGAAGCAGAAGAAATGGACTGGAAGGAGAGAAAAGATGGAAATCTCATTAAATAACATAGTGAAGAAGATTCAAAGTACAGATCAGAAATATAATTACGATGAAATCTTCTTTGATTGGGTAAAATCTATGTTCTATGCTTATGCCAATTCTTGCAATGTAGAAGGCTATGAAGATAGAGAAGATAAATTTAAAAGATTAGAAGAGAAGCATGGAGAGAAAACTATGCAAATGTTTTATGAATGTCATGGCGAGCTAGTAATGCTTTTTGAAGAAAAAGGAATTGATGATTACTTAGGAAAAATACATCACCAACTTGGTGTGCATAACAAGATGAAAGGGCAGTTTTTTACACCATTTCATTTAGCTAAAATGATGGCTGAAACTCAAGCTGCTGATGTAATTAAAAAAATAGAAGAAGGTAGGATAAAAATAACTGACTCAGCATGCGGATCAGGTTGCTTACTTTTAGGACTGTTAGCAGTTTTGAAAGAAAAAGGAATTAACTATCAGAAAAATGTGCTAGTCGTTTGCAGTGATTTAGACGAGAATGCAATACAAATGGCATACATACAACTGACGCTCGCTGGAGCTACTGCTAAATGTGAGAACAAAAATGCGTTGACTGGAGAAACTTTTGGTAGCTGGTTTACTTTTAACAATTTGCTTTTTTAAGAAAGGAATAGATATGGAAGAAAATTTAATAACAGAATTTAAATATGAATTATTAAAGAGCTTTTCTGATGATGAAGCTTTTAAAATAGAAAGCATTTTAAGAAGTGTTTTACACAAGAACGAAAATGCTTTAGTAGTAAGTGATGGACAAGGAAATTTAGAATTAATTAAACAATTTGTTATACAAAAAAAAGTACAAAATTTAAGTGATAGAACTATAAAATATTATGTTCTAACTCTTGAAATATTTAATACTTTTTTAAGAAATAAACCTTTTCAGACAGTTACATCTAATGATGTAATAACATTCTTAGGATCAAAAATGTACAAAGATAAAGTTACTTCTACAACAGCAAATAATTTAAGAAGAAATTTAAGTTCATTTTTTACTTTTTTACAAGAGTTCGACTTTATTCTCAAAAATCCAATGGCTCGGGTAAAAAAAATAAATGAAGTTAGAGAAAAGAAAAAAGCATTTTCTGCAACAGAATTGGCAAAAATAAGAAAAGTTTTCAATAATAAAAGAGATAGAGCTATATTTGAACTTTTGTTACACAGTGGGATAAGGGTTGGTGGTCTGTGTGGTCTAAAATTTGATGATATAAACTTCTCTGATAAAACTATAACAGTCTTTGAAAAAGGAAGAAAATACAGAACTGTTTATTTTAATGAAGAAGCTGAATTCTACTTAAAAGAATACTTAGAAGAAAGAGAAAAGTTAGATACTAACGATAAGCATATTTTCGTATCTCTTTTAAAGCCTTACAAAAAATTACAAATTAGCGGAGTTGAAATAATGATTAGACAGGCTGGTAGAGAAGCTGGAGTTAATAATGTTCACCCACACAGATTTAGAAGAACTTTTGCCACGACAGCATGGAAAAAAGGAATGTCTATTATAGACATAAAAAATCTTTTAGGACATGCAAAATTAGATACAACACAAATTTATTTAGATGAAACAGAAGGATTAACTAAAGCTGCTTATAACAAAGTATTTTGATAGGAGGATATTATGAAAAATACACTAACAGATTTAAATAATTATCTTTTCGCTCAAATGGAAAGATTAAATGAAGAAGAGCTAGAAGGAGAAAACTTGGAAAATGAAATGAAAAGGACAAAAGCAATGGTAAGTGTAGCATCTGCAATAGTGGGAAACGCCCATTTAGCATTACAAGCCATAAAGGCAAAGGACGGGATGCAAGGGGCAGATGTTAAACTCCCTGAAATGCTGGAGGGGTAATTTATGAAGTATACAGCTGAAATGATTGATTTTCTAAAAAGTTTTAAAGGTGAAAAAACTTTAAAAGAATTGGCTAATCTGCTCAAAGAAAAATATGATGTTGAGACTATAAACATTAACTACTTCAGTAAATGCTTAAGAAAAGTAAATGTAGACTACAAATACGAAAAATGTAATGCAGGTTGTTTTAAAAGAGGTTTTTCTGCATGGAACAAAGGGGTTAAGACAGGGGTAAAACCTAGAAAATATGATAAAAATGGAGATGTTATTTGGTTAGAAAAGCCAATTGGAAGTGAGAGAGTTGATAAAAAAGGATATACTCTCGTGAAAACAAAAGTTCCAAACACTTGGGAGTACAAGCAAAGAGTTATTTGGAAAGAAATTCACGGAGAAATTCCCAATAAACATATAATCATATTTGCTGATGGAGACAAATCTAATTTTAATATAAATAATTTAATCTGTGTATCAAGAAATGAATTGAGGCAACTTAATTTACATAGATTAAAAAAAGATGATGCAGAACTCACAAAAACAGGATTAAATATAGCAAAAATTATGATTAAGTTAGCTGAGTTAAGGAAGGAGAAGAAATGAATATAACTGAATACAATTCTAAAAACATGGGGAAGCAAGTTCTAGTTTTGGGAAAAGACGATATAAAAATTTTAAATCATTTTGCAAGTATTGCTAAAAGTGGCGAATTAAAAGGGCTGATAGTTGCTGGAAAGTATGTTGGATTTACTGATACATATAGACTTGCATCTATTAAAGATACCCATGAGGAATTATCTGGAACTTATGCCCCTCTGATATTTCCCATTTTAGAAGAACTAAAAAAGGCTAACTCGATAGCTGTACTTAAAGATGGAAAAATCGCAGTTCAAGTTGAGATGGAAGTAACTGAATACGAGCCCCTAAAAGATATAAAAGTCCCTAATATATCAAAGGTGGTTGAAGACTTAGAGTATGAGAGTTATTCTGAAGCATTTCCATCAATTAATTTTGCTGAAAATGTAGTTTGGAAGATGTTAAAAACTCCAACTGGACAAGAGGGTTACAAAAAATGCTTTAAGTTTGAAAATGGAAAAGTAATAGTTGAAGCTTACCCAAACAAAAACTCAAAACTAGTTTTAGAAATATTGGAGCTAGCGAATGATAGAACTAGTTTAGTAACTGATCTTGATTGTAAATACTTAGACTTGTGGTTCAAATGGACTAAAAATAGTAAGTTTGATTTAGCAATAGGAAAAAATAATAAATGTGCTGTTAAGTTTAGTAAAGATAAGGTTGACTATATCGTTATGCCTTTATCGATGATGGAATAAGGAGAGGAGCTAGAGAGTATGTTTACATTACCAAAGAAAAGAGAAAAGAGAGTCGCTGGAAGACTTACTGAAGTAGTAAGAGTTAGATATTCAACTCTTGAGTATATTGATGAAATGGTTGAAGAAAGTGGTTTATCAAGACAAGAAATAATAGATAGAGCAGTTAGATACGCTTATGATGATTTAGAATGGGAGGAAGAATAAT